AAACAAAATACGGACAGGGCATTACACCCAATCAAACTTACAAGAAAGATGTAGACGAACTAGTTCCGCATATGGAACGTATGGATTGGGAAGGGCTACGTGAGCAACTAAAAGCAACAGGCATCCGTAACTCAACACTAATGGCTCTTATGCCAAGCGAAACATCAGCACAGATTGCAAATGCAACTAACGGCATTGAACCACCACGTAGTTTAATTAGTGTAAAGCAATCAAAGCACGGTGTTCTTAAACAAGTTGTACCTGAGTATAAGCGTCTTAAAAACAAGTACGATTTACTTTGGGATCAACGTTCGCCAGAAGGCTATATTAAGATTATGGCTGTTCTACAAAAGTATATTGATCAGGGCGTAAGTGTAAACACAAGTTATAATCCTACATTTTATGAAGATGAAAAGATTCCAATGAGCATTATGATGCAACATTTAATAATGTTTTATAAATATGGCGGGAAGCAATTGTACTACTTCAATACCTATGACGGTCAAGGCGAAATAGATGTTAGCAAGTTAATGGGCGAAGCAGTTGAGCTTCCTGAGTTTGGACAAACCGTCGCTGACGATGAATTTTGCGAAAGCTGCACTATTTAAAACTTGACACGCAGTCATATGCGTGTTAATATACATATACATTTAACAAGAGGAAAAACTCTATGAGCGTTTTTGACGTTGACAATCGAGTCGATCACACACAAGTAACTGCCTTCTTTGATCCTTCAGGCGGACCAACAATCCAGCGTTACGACACATTAAAATACAAAACATTTGACAACTTAACTGACAAGCAGTTAGGATTCTTTTGGAGACCAGAAGAAGTAGATATCTATACAGATGCAAAAGACTTTAAAAGTCTTACCGATCACGAGCGTCATATTTTTACAAGTAATCTAAAGCGTCAAATCCTACTAGACTCAGTACAAGGAAGAGCACCAGTAGAAGCATTTGCTCCTATTGTGAGCTTACCAGAGATTGAGAACTGGATTCAAACATGGACATTCTCAGAAACTATTCATAGCCGTTCGTACACACATATCATTCGAAATGTGTATACAAACCCAAGTAAAGTATTTGATGAACTTATGGACATCAAAGAGATTGTTGATTGTGCAGGAGACATTTCCAAGTACTATGACGATTTAATCGAAACAAGCATGTATTATAATTTGCTTGGCGAAGGCACACATACTGTTAATGGTAAAAAAGTAACTGTTGATATGTATGAACTTAAGAAGAAACTTTGGCTAACACTAATGAGTGTAAATATTCTTGAAGGTGTTCGTTTCTATGTGTCATTTGCGTGTAGTTGGGCGTTTGCTGAACTGAAGAAGATGGAAGGCAATGCCAAGATTATCAAACTTATTGCACGTGATGAGAACTTGCACCTAGCAAGCACACAGATGTTACTAAAGATTCTTAAAACAGATGATCTAGATTTTGCAAAGATTGCAGAAGAAACAGAAGAAGAATGTGTTAAAATGTTTGTTGATGCTGTCGATCAAGAAAAAGCATGGGCTGACTATTTGTTCAAAGATGGTTCTATGATTGGACTAAACACAGAACTATTAAGTGATTATATTGAATGGATCTGCACACGCAGAATGAATAATGTAAACTTAAAGTCACCATACAAAGTGCCACAAGCTAATCCACTACCTTGGACACAAAAATGGATCTCAGGCGCTGATGTACAGGTTGCTCCTCAAGAAACAGAGATAACTAGTTATGTAATCGGAGGCACGAAACAGGATGTGTCGAACGATACATTTAAAGGATTTAGTTTATGATAGAAATATGGGGAAAACCACAGTGTACGTACTGCGATCAAGCAAAGGCGTTCTGTGAAAAATACGGTTTAAAATATGTTTACAAACAACTCGATGTTGACTTTACTCGTGAACAGATACTGGAAGAGTTTCCAGGAGCTCGAACCTTTCCACAAATTATCGTTGGTGGTAAAAAAATTGGCGGCCATGATAAATTGGCTGCTTATATTGAGAATACTGGATATAATGGAACAGGATATAGTTTATGATTATTGAAACACCTTACAAGGCAAACGACACAGTAACAATTAAAACCACAGGCGGCGATGAAATCGTTGCCCGTTTTGTTAAAGAAGATAATAACACAGTGACAGTATCAAAGCCGTTGGCACTGATAGCATCACAACAAGGAATGGGCCTTGCGCCCTTCGCATTTACTATTGCACAAGATGCTAAACTAGCATTAAACAAAAGTGCAATAGTATTTGTGCATAAAACTGAGAGTGAAATGGCAAAACAATATGTCGAAAGCACATCAGGATTAAAACTATAGGTTGACAAACTTAACTTTATAACGTATAATATAACTAGCTCGATAAAAGGAGAACAGCTATGAGTGATTTAACACAACACGAACAAATTGTTCAAGCTTTTAATACATATTTAAAAGAACATGAATCATGGGAAACAAAGAATGTAAAAGCAGCAGCAACTCGTGCTCGTTCAGCACTTGGTGATCTAGGCAAACTTACAAAAACACGTAGAGCCGAAATCCAAGAACGCAAGAACAACATGTAAATGACAACAGACGCAGTAGAGTACTTAAAAAGCATTGCTGATCGGACTATTGCTTATGACAGTGTCCGTGAATATGTGCTATCGTATGCTGCCGACCACGAGGCGTGGGAAGAAGAATGTTTACTCTCGCTCCTCGTGGTTGCATTTATTTGGGAAGCAAAACAAAGGAACGAAACGCTAACCGAAGACAAATTAAATTTATTGTTAGGTGTAGATGAAGATGAACATTTTACACTTGATGACTTAGACTGCCAACAAGAAGTAACTTTATCAGAAGATCGAACTGACCTTGATTTAGACGAATTACTAGATTTAACTTTATTCGAATATCTCAAGGATAATGAAGAAGACGACAACGAAGACAACGATAACAATCTAATTCAATGAGGTAGAAATGAAAAGGCTTGTATTTGCTATTTTAGCAGCAACTCAAATCAGTGCAACTACAGTAACAGGTGAAACTTTTTTTAACGCAGAACAAAGACCACAACTTTATTGTTTGGCACAAAATATTTACTATGAAACCCGCGGCTCGAGTAGAGCAGACCAAGCAGCCGTAGCAGATGTAGTGCTAAACAGAGTTGCTGATTACAGATATCCTAACACAATATGCGGTGTAGTACGTCAAGGTAAAAAACATGCAGACGGCTCAATGATACGTAATAAATGCCAGTTCTCTTGGTATTGTGATGGAAAAAGTGATCGGCCTACTAACCAAGATGCTTGGAACAATGCTAAATCATTAGCGTTTAATATGGTAGTGTTCGGAGACTTTGCTGGTATTACAGAAGGTGCTACACACTATCATGCAGACTATGTAAATCCTAGATGGGCAAGACATTTTACTCTTACTGGTACTATCGGTAGACATAAGTTTTACAGATGGGAACGTAATGGCCAAAAGTAAACCTTCAAACGATAGACACAAAGAAATCTTTAATTCTATCGTTAAACAGATTGAAAAATGGCCACAGTTAATGTATCACGAGCATAACCAACTTCGTTATAATAATTTAAAGCGATTCAAACAGAGTCATAAACACAAAACAAGAATAATCAAGGATGGCAAAAATGAATAACGATCACAAAGTATATGAAGATCAGAATGTAAAAGGCGAAGCAATTTGGAAAGTAAAGACAGGCGGGAAGCATGGAGATGTTATTACAATTTGCCGTACATCAGAAGCAGCAGAAGATGTGGCTGCTAAACTAAATGCAGATCCGTGGCATTTAGACAGAGGATATACACGAGCTGATAGAATCAAAGCATGGAATGCGTATCATAGAACATAAATATCTTTATGGAAGATTATGAAGCAGAGACTATAGTACAAAAAACGCAAGCCGTGCGTAAAAAGATTAGGGAATTCTATGCAGAATTCCCTCACTACAACCCTACGCAGGTACCAGCAGGCAACGTAAGTGGTGTAGCAACTAACAGAGTCATTACTAAACGAGTAATGGATAAGTGGCGTGATCCTGAAGCAAAAGAACTAGCAGATGATATAAAATCAAGTCTTGATTTAAAAACAAAACTTCTTAAGAAACAGATATGAAGACGATATTCATACACGGTGCAACTGCCAGTGAAAGAAGTTTTGCCTACATACAACAAGAAATCAAAATAAAAAATCCTATCTTCTTAAACTACGAAAAAGAAGACAGCGCTGATGTAAATCTAGAGAACATGTATGATACTCTAGATAAAAAAGATGCATATGTTATTGTAGCACATAGCCTTGGCGGAGTGTATGCAACTTATTTACAAGAACAATTTAACATAAAAAGTGTTGTAAGTTTAGCAACTCCATTTAATGGAAGTGAGATTGCTACATGGGGATCAATGTTAAATCCTACATATCAGTTATTCAGAGATATTAAGCCTTCAAGTGACTTTATTCGATACAGCAGACTTATACCTATCCTAGTGCCTTGGCTACAAATTGTTACTACAACAGGTGATGTTCCGTGGCTTGCTGGAAAAAATGACGGCATAGTTACTAAACAATCAATGATGTGTAGAAACGATATCGAATATGATTATATTGATCGTAACCATTATGAAGTAGTTCTATCTAAAAGAGTGGTTGACATTATCAAACAAAGGCTGTATAAATAGAGTGTAAATGTTATAAAGTTTATTTGGACTC